GCGAGCATTTCTCTTATTTTGCTTTCTACGCCCATGTTAATTTCTCCTTTGAGATTTGCGTTATACTGTATTTATTTATAAATCTTTAGATTTTTGATAACTTATCCATGAATGAACTGAACACTTGCATCTTCGCTTCCTCCAGTTCACGGATATTAGTTCTCTTAATTCTCCGTACTGCAAGGTCTATGTCCTGTTCCATCCAAGCCCCTTCAACCATTACCCACTCTTTATGTTCCATGATACCCCTTACAAAGGCGTCTGGAGCGGATGGGTCTGCTACTATATCAGCAGCGGTTGATAGTACAAAGTCATCTTGTACCTCGTTGATGCCATTCTTTTCTTTTAAAGTTCCTAGTCCCCTAGAACTCACACCAAGGGAGGCACCTTCGTCAATAAGGTTCTTTACGATGTTTCCCATAGGTGTATCAAGAATCTTTGCTTTTCCAATATAATTGGAACCGTCTTCTCTCAAAGAAGTTATCATATGTGACACACGGTCTAAATTGATAGTAGGGCCATCTGGATGTCCTAATTCACCCATTGCCCTTTTCTTGTCGATACTTTCTTTTACATAACGGTCTACTTCCCTTTGCATAATTTCGCGTGGGTATACTCTGCCGTTCCTGTTTTTAAGGTCAGATTGGAGAAAGACACCTTCAATAAAAAGGTTTGTTTTGCCGTCTTTATCTTCTTTGATATATTGAATATCTTCTGTTGTTTCAGTTATAAGTTTCATATTATCCTAAGCTCCCATCTGCGCCTTGGTGTTGTTGTGAACCATATCCACTAACCTTAGCAGTCTCTACTATTACCGTTCCGCCTGCACCACCAGCGATAACCACTTCTATATCTTGGTCATTCTGGTGATTGTCATTAAATCCGTAAAAATCTAGTGAACCACTCTCTGTTAATTCATAGAGAATATCACTATTCCTTTGTATTTTTGCACTTGCACTTGCTGATAAAGTCCAGTGAATTGCTTTAATATCAGCTTTTGGTGAACTCTGTGTCTCCGTACTCTTTTTCAGAGTGGTTGCAAGAGCAATGGTGCCTGTCGCAGCTGTCCCACGAACGGCACATACTCCTTGAACTTGAGTAAGTTTTAAAACATCGACTACGACTGCCATTTAGTTTCTCCTAATATCCTTTTTTCTTGGAATGATTAGCGTGAGGCCCTTCTTGTAAAATGTCAAGAGCATAAGTTTCACACATTTCCACTCCGTGTTCAAACATAACCCGATACCAAGCAATGTCACCCTCTTTATTGGGTTCAGCATGCTCACCTACTATCGGTTTTCCTTCACCGAACTTAGGATGAACTACCTTCAATGCACACATATGTGACAATTTAGGGTCTTCCGATCCTCCTTGTTTTGGGGGTTTGACATCACCTTCCGTGCCGTCTTCAGCAGGATGGTTAGCAGTAGCTTTATCCTTACTAGGTTTTTCTACTGGTTGCGCTTCTTCGCGTAACTCTTTAAATGTCTTCATCAGTTTCCCCTTCGGTTTCTGTTTGTTCTAATTCTTCTGGTGCAGCTTCAAGTCCCATTTTCTGAAGGTCTGGGTCATTAAATATCGCATTAGATATTTCTTCCTTCCTTGCGGAAACTAATTCATCCGCCCTTGTACCCATTGCCTTTGCAAACTCATCGTTAGCTCCAGTATAGTCACCATCTGCCCACTTATCCATCATATTTTTGACGGCATCTTGTGGTGTTACATTATCGGTAACTTCTACTTCTACATTATCTGTTTCACTCATCTTTATCTCCATTAGTTATTTCATTCTCTTGAGCAGCTGCAATTTGTCCTTCTATCATATTTATCTCTTCGTCAGAGAACCTCATGATATTTTTCTGCACATATTCCTTACTAAACAATTGTCCCATAAATGGAACTATACCGTTTAATATCTCTAACCTACTTCTAAGAACCTCTTGGTCTTTAGACTCAGTATAGTAAGCATCACTCGCAAACATATACTGTAGGTCATTCTTAATATCTGGCCATTCTTCTTCGTTAATGACCCCTTTTAAAACTAGTTGAGTTTTTAGTAGGTCATCAAATATCCCACTAAATCTATTTCTCAACTTTGAAACGAACTTAGTAAATTTAAGTTCATCTCTAGTAATCTCGGCAGACCTACCAAAGTTTAGTCCACTCTGTTGTTCCAGACGCGAGATAGGTACATTAAGAGATTGGTATAGTTTCTTTTGAAAGTAAACCACATCTTCAATCTCACCTAAGTTCGCACCGCCTGGCAATGTTTGAATCTCTGTTCCTCTGCCACCTTCTTTCCTCGGTAACCAGAAGTCTTCAAGCATTGACATAAATTACTTGTCATCCCTTATTTCACCAGTGTCACTATCGTAAACAAGTTTGTTTCTATAACGACTCATAACATCTTTTAGATATTGTTCCGCCTTTCCTGTTGGCAGATTTCCAACATCTATATAAAAAATTCTTCTTTCTGGAGCGCGTGTGATACGATATATCACCACTGCGTTTTCCATCATTCTCAATTGGTTAGCAGGGCGTATCGCCTTGTGAAGATAGGAAAGTGGTATATTCCTATCTTGGTCAACTAGTCCCGATGTACAATATGTAACAGCGTCTTTGCTAACCTTGATTGCCTTTTCATTAACTGCTTCTGACCTATAGGACAGTTGCGAGTTGGTGGCAATTCCCTTTTCATCAAATACAAAATATTCTTGTACATCTTTAACGAGAGTCACTTGAGATTTTTTATCTTTTTCTTTCTTAATCTCTCTGACCTTTCGGATTTTCCTTGGGTCTACATAGCGAACATCCTTTAAACCTTCTTTCGGTTTTTCAGTATCGATGACTTTGTGAAAGAAAATTCTTCCATCAATATACCACCGTCTAAAATAATCTTGGGCCCTAGTGTTGAAATCCAACATCCTAAGAACCCCATCAAACTCAGATACAATCGCCTTTTTCACTGTGGCAGACTGTTGAACATTGTCAAGATTTAACTTAACTGGTTTCTCATCGTCCAAGTTTGCAATGGCATCGTTGACAACATCCTCAATGGCTGCATCAACATCTCCCATTTGTGAGATATCTCTATACCTCTTAATAAGTTGGGTTTCACTATTAGCAGTACCTTCTATATCAAAGTAAGTACCGTAGTATCCACCCGCCTTAATACTTTCTATTGACCCATCGTCATGTGGCGGAACAAAACTTTTTTCCGACTCTGACTTGGATCTTTTTATTTCAAATCCAAATAATTCCATAATTTATACCTTCTTCAACCTGTAGATTATTCTACATCATAATGTGTGTATTGCCATGTCACCGTAAATTCTTCAAAGATGTCATTCTGTGCATAGTTTAGCGCAATCTCTGACATCTGAATAGGAAATGCGTTTCTTAATGTGTAAGTTCCGTTCTCTAACACTGCATCATTCCTATCTAAATGTTCTACAACTATATCACTCTGATAACCAGAAGGTGTCAAAGTAATAGCTTCGTTGGATTCGCGGTCATTCATACCGTTCATCCAAGCTTCAAATGGTGCTCGTAGACTAAAATCTGAGTCATTTACGACTGTAATAGTCCAAGGGTCGAATATCCTTTCGCCTGCAAGTTTGATTTCCCTACCACGATATTGTATGATAGCAGGGTTTACATTGGAAGCGGGAAGGGCGGCCCCAGTTACGAGCAAACTGTACGATGGGTCAACACCAGTTACATAGGAAGGGAAGGCAAGCTTTACCCTAAACTGATTAGGTCTCGCACCTCCAGCACCTAGTCTGGCTTTAAACTCTTCAATATTCATCTGTTTTTTCTCCTAACTTTTTTATTTATCTCTATTAACCGCCAAGTTCTTCAAAAGAAATTCCGCTTCTGGTTGCAACAAAAGTCAGAGTAATGAAGTTAATAGACTTGGCAGGTTTGACAAAGATGTCAGCCCTAAACTCATTAGCGTCTATTACGGCACTTGTGTTATTTGTTTCGTCACATACTACGCGGAAATCAAAGATACCTCTTCGTCCTTGAACATCTCGTAAGAAAGGTTCTACTAGAGCAGTAAATTGTGCCCTTGTGAAAGCATCGTTGAACTCAAACAATTGGAATTTAGCAGCAGTTGCAATTGCCTTTTCAAGAACAATAAACAATCTACGAACATTAATTCTGTTAAATGCACTTGGTGTATCAAGCATTGTCTTGTCTCCAAACAACACAATACCAGAGCCTGGTGTTGAGATTACAGGGTTTACACCTTTAGTGTAAAGTGAATCTCTTTGTGACTTATTAGGTGACCATGCGAGTTTGATTGCATTTTTAATCTGTCCTCTATTAAGTCCGCCTGGCGAGAACCAAGGGTCATCTGATTTATCTGTAACTACACAAGTACCAGCAACATCTCCATTCAAAGGAATGTAGACATATCTGTCATTGTACTTGTCGTACATGTATTTCCAACCAGAATCATATACTGCATAAGATGAACGAGTATATGCATTAAGGTCAGATGTTGAAATAATTGATGTTGTTTCTGAACCTTCGTTATTTACTACAGCAGCTCTCAAAGGTGAGAGGAATACCATAGCATCTTTACGAACCTCAGCAACATTATCGATAATGTAATCCCCTACAGCAGTCGCGTGTGCAGAGTTAAGTATTAAGTTAACATCTACTAATTCGTCATTTGCGAATAGTCCGTATCCAGACTGTAAATCTGAAGTAGCAGGAGCAGCATCAACACCACTTCCAAGTGAAGTTGAAACATCTGTATCAGCAGAACCCAGTAATACATTAAAGGTTGTTCCTCCAGCAGATGAAGTTCCCCAGTTAGAACCATTTGTAGGTTTATCCATCCAGTATATCCATTCTGAACGGTCATTAATTACATTTTTGTAATAGTTTGATTGGTTTAGGTCATCTTTAGCATCAGATGCTTTAGACAAACCAGCGAATTTTTCTAGGACTGTTCCAGCAGTTCCAGAGATTTCACCTGTTTCGTCAATAACGATAACATGAACCATGTCATATGTTGAGCCATTGTTCTTAGCGTGTGTTGTTGTGGTTGGTGTGAAATCAAATTGGTCTTTGTATGTCCACGCGGTTTGTAGCGTAGCAGTTGCAGTTGCACTTGAACCATCACCAGCAATTGTCAATGTAGGCGCAGATGTATATCCGTAGCCTGGATTTGTAATTGTGATTGATTGAACATTGTTGCCACTTAAAGCCACAGTACCAGTAGCAGTAATACCACCATTAGCAGGAGTTACACCTGTTGGGTCAGAAAATGTTACTGTTGCAGCTGAATATCCAGAACCAGCAGCGGTTATTGTTGTTGAACCGACTGATAATCCAGATGCAGAAGTGACATCTGCCATCTCTACTTTCAGAGCATTACCTAAAGTACCAGCATACTTTGCAGCCCAAGGGCCGACAGCACCTTCTCCAGCGGAGTAGTTTTCGTCATATGCTTCTCTGTTCTTGATTACTACAGCAGTACCAGTTCCAACTGCATTTCTAGCAGCAGCTCCAACTTCTCGGATGGTTAACAGTTGTGAACCGTAGGCCAAGAAACTTGATGCTACCATGTGGTCATAATATACACTTAGTGTGGGTTTACCAAACCTTTCTACGAGATTGTTCTCACTAGATATAGCGATAATCTCATGAGCAGGCCCCCATTGGAAGTCTCCTACTATTCCACCTATTGTGGTGGCTACAGCGGGGACAACATTAGTAAGGTCTTGTTCTTTCGTTAAGACGCCCGGCGATAATTGGAAAGCCATTTTGTTCTCCTTCGTATTTCGTTTTTAATCTATCTTGACTAAATAGTTATTCCTAACAATTATTTATAAAATTTTTTCTTTCTCATCTGCCCATATCCAATAGTCACCACCCATTACTTCTGCCTCTGGTTCAAGTCCATTAACAACAAGCCCAAATGGTGTCAAATCGTTTTCTATCATTCTCATCTGTGAATTATACAAATTGTCACGAATATCAACATTAGTCAAATCCTTAAAGAATGTATTAGTAGACAACCACGAAAATAAAACCATGCACATCGCAAGGTCATCGTGGTATCCTTCGTCAGCAGAAAAACTTCCTGCCTTTTCAACAAAGGTTGACAGTTCACTAATACAATCAGCATCAAATAATAAGAACTTTTGTTCTTCAATCAAACTTTTTAGTGCCAAACACCCCTGTCTCTTTACTGCTTTTGATGTTCGCACCCCTAGAGTACTTTGTTTTCCGAAGCCAGGCGAAACATACTGTTTGTTCTTTTCCTGTACACAACTAAAAATATTCTCATACTCTAGTTCTTGGTGAAGTATATCTACTACTTGTTGACCAATATCGTTTGTCTCAAGTAATACATATGCATCATTAAAATCTTTTGCGACTTTTTGAATAAAGTCTGGATATAATAATGGGGAAACTTTGTTATCCCTGTACTTACCAACAACCTTAAACGGCATTTGAGTAATGTCAACTACTATAAAAGCAGAGTAGTCTCCACCAATACCCCTAGAGGTATCTGCCGCTATGACATAATATTTATCAGCTTGAGGTTCTTCATAAATGTCCAGACCATCTTTCTTGTAGATTGGGTCTATTGAAGACATTACCCCAAGGGATTTACCGTTAATCAATGTATTACTTGACCCTAAGAAGTCACATAAAACCTCTTGGTTGAACTTAACCTCACCTAATAATTTAAGTTGTTCTTCTGCCCAATCATCATCTCGGCCTGGAATTTCAGTATATGGAATAAACATATTGTTAAATCCATTAGTACCTTTTTCCGATTCATTCCAGAACTTCCAGAAATGATTATATCCCAATGGTGTAGATGTCAAAAGAATCTTCGTGGTCTCACCAGCAGAGATAGTAGGATATACAGATGCAAAAAATTCATCTGCTATATTGTTTGGTATGATTGCAGCCTCATCAATATACAACCAGTTAACTGATTTACCCCGAATACCAGAGGCAGTAGTTGCAGATGTAAACACGCGAGAACCATTCTCCAAGTCTACATCACCTTTATTCCATGTCTTAACCCCCTGTTGCATCCAGATAGGAAGGTTCTCATACATAGTTTGGTATCTGTTTAACACTTCTCTGGCAGCCGCAGTTTTGTTTGCCATAATAGCAACTGTCTTGTCACCATTAAAAACTGTATAGTGTAACAAACAAGCGGCAGCTGTTACTGTTTTACCTTGCTGTCTGCCTTCCATAAGAATAGTCTTTCGATTATTCATAATGAAATCTACCTTTTTTTTCTGACAGTCGTACAGTACAAAAGGTTGTAGACCTTTATCCAAGGTAACTATTTTACAATAACTCTCTATAAAATAAATGGGGTCACTTTCACATTTGATTAACTCTTCTAATTGGTCTTTAGAAAAATCGTGTTGATATCCAATTTGTTTTAGATTAGGATTACCGTGATATGATTGTTCAATCTGGCTCATGGTCTATAATTTTTTCGTTCTCTGCTTTCAATTGTTTCATAAGTTCTGAAGTTGTTCCAGTAAACACTAGGTTGTTAGTTGTTTTACTAATAGTCTTGGGTGTATCTGAATTTTTTTCGATTCGATGTTTCTTTTCTTGGACTTCCATCATATCTTTAGCTTGTTCGCCCATAGTTTTAATGATTTGTCCAGCAACTTCATAGGCACGAGGATTGTCACTATTAGTAGCAACATTCAGAATTCCCTGTGCAGCTTCTTCCGCGTACTCAGCAGAACGCTTCAAGAGATTTCGTGCTTCCTCAAAATCTTTATCTAGTTTTTCTTCTTCTTTGTCGGGCACAGCGACAGCACCACCTTTCTTTTCAGCAATTTCTGTAGTTACGGTGTTAAATGTTTTGTCTAGTGCATCGAATACTTTATTTTTTTGCATGATTATACATAAGTTTGGTCAAACTCCTCCACGAACCTATAGGGGTCATCCTTATAGGGGTCTGCATTATAATTAGGTGGTTCTTCAAATGTCACAGTAGGTGCTTCTGAATAACCACTCCCAGCATCATCTATAACAATCTTTGTTACTTCTCCATTAGTAATCTCGGCATGTGCTCTCGCGTTACCACTAAGAGTAATGTTAGGTGGACTAGTATATCCCGCTCCACCATATGTTATAGTAAAATCTGTTACCGAACCACTACCTATTGTAGCGGTTGCGGTTGGTAGTGTAGTTCCAACTGAAAACGACTGTTGAACCCTAGGCCCTTGAAAGTCGCCACTCTCATATGTTTGTGCTATTGCCTTTTTGATAAATGACTGTTTATCTACAAATCCATAATAATTTAATTTCATTGTAAAGTTAAGTGTCCAGTTAATAGCTTGTCTGTCTGCAAATGCACCCTCAAAGGTATCTTCGTAACTAACACTATCCAAGGTTATTTTAATATCTCTTTTTATACCCAACTCAGGCAAATCATTTATAGTCACATTGAAATCTGGGTTGAAGTATGGGAATACTTGTTCTACTATTTGTAAGGCATCCTCTTGGTTCTTTGCAAAAACATACAAAGACATATTCATATCATATGGTGTAGACACAAAACTTGTTTTATACGAATTACTTTCTGCACCACTAGTAGTTATATTTTTTTGTATAGGTGACACCTTTCTTGATGGGTCATATTGAAACCCAACTATCTCAAACCCCATGCGAGGCAAACTAATTGCAACCTCTCCACGCGATTCCGTATCTGGAATTGCCTCAATCCTAGTCATAAACTTTTGTTTTGTAGAGTATGAAAGAGGAACCCTAATAACTTGTTCAGTAACACCACCAGCATTAACTCTATTTATTTGGATATTATTAAAGATAGTACCAAATGCAATAATAGCTTTGCGTGTATGTTGATTATAAAATTGTTTATTTTTAAACATTATATTTCACCGAATGGATTAGACTCTGTAAAGTCAAGTATATTAGATGCAGTTTGCCATGTATCAAAGTCAGCATTATCTACACCAACATTACCCCTACTAGTTTGGAAACTTTCTAGTATTAGAGTATCATTATTTTCTTGTTTCAATAAGTCTCCGTTCTCTAACTGGAACTGGAACTGTAGAATGTCAAGACTTTGTAGGTCTTCGATTCCATCAATATCAGTATCACCAGTATCCAATCTCTCTGAACTGTATTCAAAGAGTTCGCATTGCATCCTAAAGGTATAAATTTTTCCTAATTGATAGAAAGGGTTTTGAAACTCCACAAGTTTAATCTCAAATAAAGATTTTGTCTTGGGGAAGTACAATAAGTCACCCTCTGCTGGTCTAGCGTCCAATTGAAAAGTGCCACCAGCATCTTTTTCTCTGTCAACCATTTGTTCCCATCGTCTTTTAGATAGGATAAAAGTTGCTTGGTCTCTAATCTCTATACCAAATCTAGTAAATAGTTCACCTTCACCCTCATATCCTTCAACATTTTCCATGTACATTTCGAGGGGATACTGTTGTGTGAACTTGGACAATTCATCTTCATCGAAAATGGTGTCCCTGTTTACCAAAGTCCTAGGCATATAATGAACATCGTGTCCATATATCTTTAGACTTTCAATAACCAAGTCTTCTACTAAACGCTGTTCGTTAGTAGTACCACTGGTATTGCCTGATTGGAAGTAAACATTTGTAGCCATTGACTTACCCTGTCATCATCGTGGGTGGCAATTCATATTTAAGTTGCATTTCATCTTCTATAATTGAAACTTCTTGGATTGCTTCTCCGTATATTTGGTCACCATTGAGTGTTACTCCGCCCGGCAACGCGATACCTCCAAACTTTTTCATGTTCTCACCCCACTGTCTTTTGATAAGAGCAGTAGCATACCTTTTCAAGAACATATCATCATACACTTCAGTATATGTAGTAGGGTCTAGTATAGCATATGCTTCCGCAACAATATAGTTATCTATATTAAAGGTAGCATCCATATCTGTGTCCAGATATACTCTATTAGTTTTTCTGTTAAATCTAATTGGTCTTTCATTTCTGAATATATTCTCTAATAAATTCATATGAGTCTTGACCATAGTGTAGTATGTTATATCAGCAGATAACAGATTATACAAATCATTCATTGCAAACTGATAGTCTACATCAAACAACCCATCTGATTTACTACCTATCAATGCACCAAACTTGAAAACCCTAACAACATTTAGAATATCATTACCTACTGGTATATAACCGTTCTCTATATCACCCTTAGATATACTTTGAATAGTTGCAGTTGTTCCAGAATCCGAACCTGTAATTGTTTCGTTCGCTTCAAATACCTCAGCAGTACTTACTCTTTCATAGACTACAGAAGTCCCAGAACTTGATGAGTGGACTGTTGTTTTTGCGCCAGAAGTTCCACCAGTAATCGTTTCACCCTCTGTGAAAGTTGCGCTACCTGTTAAGGTTAAAGTAGAACCAGTTAACTTGTGTTTAATATACGCCCTTTCTACACCATCAAAATGATATTCGTTCCAATGTTGAAAGGCATCATCGATTCTATCTGATATTTGGTCTTCATCGACATTGATTTCTATTACAGGGTGTCCCAACCTTCGTAAACAATAATCGATGAGTCCTTGTCTTGTGGATAAAGCCATGTGAACCCCTATTTAAATAGTTTTATTACTTTGACTATTTATAAGACTTAGGATTGGTCGTATGCGTATAGTAAAGCCTTGAGGGCATCAATTTCCTGTTTGACAAATGCTGTAGTGGCAATTTGAGTTGTATTTGTACCAGTAGAAGCGGTTGGTGCAGTTGGTGTTCCTGTCAAAGCCGCACTAGCAAGAGGTGCCTTGGTAGCAATATTATTTGTAACTGTAGTAGAAAAGTTTGCATCATCACCCAAAGCAGCTGCAAGTTCATTTAAAGTATTTAAA